ACTTTTCCAGCTGCAGCAAGCTGCGATGGGATTATTTCAACATCATACCAGACTAGGTTGGAAGCAACACGATTTAAAATAATTTTTCCACCAGACCTGTTTACAATAAATGTCCCAACCATACCGGCTTGAGTGCTTGTACTGTAATTATACATTGCCATGACAACATTTGTTGTTTTCAGACCAAAACCTTCTAATGATTCAAAATTCAAATAATTTAGGGCTTCCATTACCGAACTATCATCCGATGAAGCCATAAATTTTAACTGCGGTATAACATCCTCTGTACCAGGTGCCGCAACCGGTAATTGCACTAAAGCCATGATATCTCCTTTGTTTTACATCACTAGATAGCTGATTAATATTGTTCCATTAAGTGGCGTAGCTGCCGTATTATTATAGATTGTTAATGTGGCGGTGCCTGCACCTGGAACACAATGCAATGATGTATTTTGCACTGTATTTGTACCACCAGAAATTGTCATCATGACAACCGATGTTGCACTTATAAAGCTATTTGTCCAAGTGATAGCATAACTTGCACCACCTGACGTAGTTAATGACGAGGTTGTTATAACGCCCGCCATTCCATTCGCAGTAACAGAGTTAGCCGCTTCTGTGCCAGGCACCTTATTAGCGACAATGCTTCCTGTTGGTGAAAGGGTGTTAACCACATTCAAGGCCATTAACTGATTTGCGGCAACACCCGCATCAACAAGTAAGCCAGTTGTTCCGCTGGATTTTACTAGATTGCCATTGACCATAGGTGCTGGGGAAAGGCAAAAATTTGCACTAGATGCCGCGGGGTTTGGAATGATAAATGTTGTAGTTTGCCCTAAAGCTGCATTAGTAATAACACCTATAAAATTACCTGAATTGTTAGATGCAGCGAATGATAAATACCCTGATAAAGGGGAACCGGGATAAGTGATATAACTGCCGGCAATACCTGAAGAGCCAGCTTGTATTTGGCCAAAATGTATAGCGGGGTCTGTGCCATCATAAATAGTCCCTGATGTATCAAAAAATTGTGCTATGTGGCCTGGTATTACTGGCAATATAACGCCAGGATTTTTCCATAGGGATAAAGTAATAACGCCTGTTACTGTGATGTCAACAACAAAGATGTCAAAGATGCCGGTTTGGAATCGTGCATCAAAGCTGACTAATGCCATGATGACATCAGTTTTAGCAATCGGGTTTCCTGCATCAATGTTGGATGAATTCAAATAACCAGGTGTTACAACCGTTGTTAGATCATCAGTCGTTGCCATAAATTTTAACGATGGCAATGTCCCAACGGTTGCAGGTATTGCAATTGGATATTGTAAAACGGCCATTATGCTTTTCTTGGTGTTAAGGAATCACCTTTGCGTGCGAAATGCGCTTTATCATGGATTGTACCCATTTTACCATTGTGGCCAATGCAGTCAGCAGGATTATATTCTGAACGTCTTTGCATGACCCGGCCAATGCCTTGTTGATGATTGTCGTGTACATTGCGATTATCAATCATGCCTTCTTTGGGTTTATAAGTTGGTTTAAACATTTTAATATCCTTATTAATAATGATTATTGATGCCCTATTATATCATCGTTTGCGAAGCTTAGATAAAGTCTCAGCCAGCACCGCACGTTTTCGCAATGTCGGGTCTTTACTGTGTTCTGCTTTTTTAATTTTCTTTTCAGGAATCTTTTTACCCTCAGGGACGCCTAAAGAACGATGAAGGGCACCGGGATGTTTTATTGCTTTTTTGATAAATTTCTCAGCCATTTTATTTCTTAGCCTCCTTTTTAGGTTCGGTTTTAGCATGTGCTGTGAATCTATTTTCAAGATAGGTAATAAAGTCACCTGCAACAGAGGCTGCATTCTTAAGCAGATATGCTGTAATTTCAGGCGTTGCCTTTAAGAGCTGCCTTTCAATCTCAGGGATAATGACGGATGATATAAAACTCATGCTGGCTCTCCTTATCTTCCTTAACTACTTTGCCTACATTTTCCTGCACTTAAGACTTCCTGTTTTCGCATTCATCATAGGCTTTTTCATATCTGCTTTGAGATTGGTATGTGGGCCTGTGCGTTTTGGTACAACGCGGCTTTCTTTTCGTCGCATGGTTTCTTTGCGTCGAGTCTTATTGGTGTCTTTTGCAACGGGCTGTACTGAACGCTCAACAGATTTAAAAGCACTTTTATCGACCGCTTCACTGCGCCTTAGATAGGGTGACTTCTCTTTATTTGGATTTGGGCTTTCTTTAGAGATTCTCATTTCATACATCCTTTTTTAACCATTTTACGGACGAGCGCTTTATCCTGCGCTTCGTCCATGTGCTTGGAATGTTTACGCTCACGATGCTTAATGTCTTTTTTACGCATCTTCATGAAACTATCCTTTTTTCTTGTGATGATGGTGCATCATTTTGTGGTGATGTTTTAATTCACGCTCATGGTGTTTAGCCATTTCTTTATGATGATGATGCAAATGATGATGCGCCTCATGCTTGGCGGGCTCTTTCTTTTTGGTAGGTTCTTTATGCTCTGCATGATGTTCTTTATGATGTTTCATTTTAACTCTCCTTGTTGTTGTTTAAATTAATTATTCCTTTATGCAATTTTCTATGACAGATAACACATAAAAAAGCTATATTTTCTAATGTATTATTATTTGGGTTATTATCAATATGATGTAAATCTATACAAAAATCATATTCTTGATAATTACAAATCTCACATTTTGCTTCTTTAACCCTAAAAATATTTTTTCTTAAACTTCTTGAGCTTGTTGCGCTTCGAGAAAGTTTAGTTATAGCTTTCTGTTTTTTTCTTCTTTCAATGGCCGTGAGAGCATTAAATCTTGAGCACTCCATCGAACAAAATTTTTTCTTGTAATTTCTTCTTGAAGGAGAAGTTATAACTTCTTTCTTACAATTCGTACAACTATATACATATTTATCATATTGATTATGATTTTGACATTCTAAACTGCAAAATTTTGCAGTTAATAACCTATATTGTGGAACATAAAAATCTTTAGTGCATGCCATACATTTTAAAACTTTTCCATTTCTAATTTTAGACATAACTTACCTTAAATTAGAAATTATAACTATCGCTTGCGCTTGTTTACACCTTTTTTAGGTTTTGCCGCGCCATATGCAGCAGCCACACTTTGCTTTAAAGGATGCCCACTTTCATACATCTCCCTAATGTTATCTTTAAATCCTTTTGAGCCTGGTTTGGCTCCTTTTTTTAAAGGCATTTTTATTATCCTTGTCTATTTTAACAATTTTTTTCCAACAATTTTCAAGACTATTCCTTACGCCAAAGCTTATTATAGACTTCATGGCGTTCTTTTGTATTAGCCCCATCCAAATGATGACGCACACCTTGCTCTAGTTGCCTATCAGATAATTTATAACGGCCCTTCAATTCCTGGCTTTTGAAATTAGATATCTCATTCCAAGTCAATTTTTTCATCGAAATCATCCTCGGGTTGTTGTTTAATGTTTCTTGTTAGTTTGCCTGTGCGCCCCGTCATTAGCTCGCACATGAGCTCATGGAAACTAATCTTATCGGTATTATCGATACTTTCGTAGTCATCATCATCCATGTTGTCTAAACTCCTTCGTATGTCTATGATGCATATCTCGCCCTTTGATTTCTAAATCCACTTGTTTTGCAAAACGTTCCGTTAATGCTTTAATTAATTGAACATTTGATGATTGCTGACCTAAATGTAAATCAGCCATAACTTTTTGTTCGTCAGCTTTTAGCTTAGCAATATCTAATTGTAATTTTTGCTGCGATTCCATTTGTTTTTGCTGTAGTTTAGCAGATTCAATTTGCATTTTTTCAGCCTGTGGATTTTGCTGTTGTGCTTCCATTGCCGCTTGCTTTTCTTGTTGATACTGCTCAAGCCATTCTTGTGTTAGGTTCTTAAGCTCCTCGACACCCTTACCTTCCAGGTTATCTAGGACAAAGTTTAACCCTTTTTCACCAATGAATTGTGCAAACAAAGGCGACATGCCCATCATTTCTTTGACCATCATAATGGTTCTTGATTTTTGCACTTGGAACGACGCACCTGCTTTCAACGAAACATTAAGACTGTTGGTGTCAAAGTCCATTGGCATGCCTTCCGGCTGATTGATTTTAACAAAGTGCCTGCGACCTTCCTCATCGACTATAGGCAATGTTCTTGGGGTTGTAAAATATTTAGGCATCAAATCAACATAAATTTGCGCAACCCGTTGGAACCCATTTAGACAACCAATAATATAAGGCATAGCTGTTGCATTGGACTGGCTCGCGGCTTCAACAATTGCGATGCCGGATAGCTGATTATTATTTATACCAAGCGATGCGTCATATGAGCCTAATACATTTTGTATAAGCGCGTCTGCGCCAGTAAACGCTTGGGCTATTTCAGGTGGCGCAGGTATTCGCGGAACCGGTGATATAGGATTATTAATCGGCATTTCCGGATTATCTTCATGCACTGAGTTGTAAACCAGCACGCTTTGTTTTTGTACGTCACGATAGGCTTCTTGAAATATTTCTTCTTTGGGCAATGCTTCTTTTGCAACCATGAACTTATGCTGGACTGTGTTTTCAATTTCATTTGCAAGTGATATTCCTGCATAGTTTTTAAGGCGTTGCGCACCTTTTGCGTGATAGATATAAGGTCTTGTGACTTGCCGCATGGCACCTTGTTTTTGGCCTGTAGGGATAAGTAGTGAATGACCATCTACAAATACCAATGGGAGGAGATTAAAATTGGTTTCCTCATATTCTAAGACCTGGTTTTCAATAAGCCTCGTTCGGCAAATTGTTTCTAGCAATGTTTTCCTGGGTTTCCCAACAATAGAAGGAGGAACGGTAATGTCATTCCATTCATCGACCATTTTTCTGTACTTTCTCATCGACATTACGCCTATGTCGCGCACCTGTACGATAGTCTCCTCACGCTTTTTCTTCTCATACCAGTCAGCAAGTATTAATACACGGGAATTATCATTAAGATAGCACCAATTAAATCCTGCCATACCACGAACAAATGACAATGATTGCAGGGGTATATCTGGATATTGCTCTTGAAAGTCCTCTTTTTCCATTGGAAATAATTGAAAACAGAAATTACCGTCTCCTTTGTGACTGTATTTTGTTATTTTATCAAATCCACAAAGTGTTGGTTCACAGCGCTCTATCTTGATTGCCTGATTCATGGACATCGGATGTTCATAATCAGTGAAGACTTTAATTACACCAAAGCCTCCCGATAATAAATCTTTGTAGATTTCATTGCGTAGATGTTCGTTGTTAGAGTCCATGAATATATGTTTTAGGTGCTGCTCTACAAATTTAATGCAGGTTGGATCGACCTGGTCTTCATCATAGGCGTTTACTTCAATGTCAGGCTCTTGTTTAGAGAATTCGCCAAGCAGACGGCTAATGTAGGCTTCGGTGATGTTGAATTCAAGTTGTGGTCGACCAAGGGTTTCAAGGAGCGTTATCTCATCGTTAGTTAATGATGTCTCGAAGACAAACTTACGAAACTCATTATAAGAATCATAGTTATGCCTAAAATATTCATAGGTGTTTCTGATTTTTTTCTTTATTATAGGTAACTGATCAGCATAGCGCTTAGCGACATCCCTTGTCATTGTTGCTCCAGATAGCACTTCCTGTGCTATTCGTTAGACTAAGATTTATTGTTAACCATTATAACAGTTGTTTTATTTATCGTTTATAAGCCTTGTCTCTGATACGATTTAATCGAGGCGCTTCACCAAACATCGTTGTAGCAATATCATTATAATCTTTAGGTGAAACATAAAAATTAACAAATGTTTTGTCAATGAGAGCAAGCCTTACGGCATCCGCACAGGTATCCGCTATATCATCCCAGCGATGCGTCTCATTGGCCGTTATTTTAGCCATGTGTTCAATACAGAATTTAGAATGCCTTGCGTTCAATGAGAATGATACTCTACGCTCTGCAATATATGGCTGTGTATCGAGAAACCGTTTTGTTTTATTTCCAGACTCTCTCGTCCTAGGGATATCTATAACCCGCGCCGTCCGTATTTCAGACAACAGGCTAATCAAAGTACCCCCCGTTGATTTTTTTTCAATAGCGATTAATTGTGGGACTTTATTATAACGCATGCATTGTGACCAAAAGTCCAAAAAGGTCTCTTTTAAGTCTTTTGGTTCAATTCTTGTTTCCCAGCAATCAATCCAGTGCAAACCGAATTGACCTGTTTGCTTACCCATGCTAGTAATTTCATACACTCCCCAGAAGCTAAACACCGTTGCATCGTTGTATGATTTAGATGTTTCTGCAGTATCTGCTGTTATAAAACTGTACAATATGATAGGCTCATCTTCTAATATAACAAACCAGTCTGGCTTAAATAGCGCACCACCTGCAGGGATCGGGTCTTGTTGGTATTGTGATGCAAATACGTAGGGGTCACGTTCTTGTTTGATGCGTAATGACTCCAATGTATTTACTTCGGGATAGAGCGCGTTTCCCGCATCGTCGATTGATTTAAGTAAAATAGAATGCCAGATATAACCGTCTTTGCTTGCTAATATATATGCGGCCAGGTCATCTTCATGCAAACGTTGTCCAATGAATATAATCGGTACGTTTATTCCTCGTGCTCTTTGCTGAATGGTTTCTCGATAGTTGTCAATAACAGATTGTCTAATTGTGTCAGAGTGGACTTCATCTGGCTTATGAGCATCATCGATGATAACCGCGCCTGTAAATCTTTCCAATCCTGGCAAACCAGCGTCCTGGCCTGTAATAGCACCTCCACTGCCAAATGCTGCGACTGCTCCACCTGCCGTTGTTTGAAAATATTCTCGAGCTTTGGAGTCATGCCTAATCCTCACATCAAATAAATAATTGTAATCAGGTAACTGCATAATGCGTTTAATCGTTTCAGTGTGTTTTGCCGCCAAAACTTTTGAATAAGAAATATATAAAAATCGTGAATCAGGGTAATTTGCCATAGTCCAGGCAACCCACATGCACAACAAGGTTGACTTACCAGAGCCGGGTGAGACGTTTACGATAAGCCTATGGTTGGGTATCTCAAGACGTGCTGCTTGCGTTAAACCTCTACATATAGTGATGTGATGCGATTCACGACCCACAGGTTGTGAAACGATGAATTGTCTAGATGTAAGAATAGGATAAAAGTAGCGCGTAAAATTGAGCAAGCTTGAGCGTAGCTGCGATGCAATGTCTTCCTTTTTATAGGCGGATGTCATAAGGACTCTACAGAACGTATTACCATATTGGCTATCGTATCATTAAGATGCTTTTTAGGCGTGCAGCCAAAAGGGCATTTAAGGCCTTCTGCCACACCATAAAGCCTGCAAATTGCGGGCCTTATGTTATGAATAGAGCATCTACCATCCTTTAGAGCTCTGCACTCCATGGATTTTCCAGCTATTATAGCTTTAGGGTTAGTAAAAGGATCGGTGCCAATTCTATCTCTAGCACGACTACGTTCAATCTTTGCCGCAGGGATATTATGACATGAATCAGTACACAGACCTTTACATTCTATTTCTGGTATCAGCTTGTATATTTTATCTAATTTGTCCAACTTGCTCATAGCATTCTTTTTCTCAAGGATAATCCTGTAGTTCCATCCAGTGGGTTATTTCAACATTATCGTTTAATACTATTGTTGAATAAAACATACAACAGTGTGTCCATACGTCATTTTGACGGTGTCCTATCATAATTTCTTTGTTACCGTCATCAGTTATCGCAAAATACATTACTTCATGATTATCCGGAGGCAGGCTGCCTTCAACACTTATCCATGGACTAGATGCCTTAGCGTTTTCCTTTGTTGAATAAGGTTCTGTTTCGACCAATAATCCGTCTACTTGTATTTTTGCCATGGCTTATACCCTTTTTATTCTATTTTTCTTTGAATTGTTTATTTTTTCTTCAAGGCGTCTTTTGTTGCGAGCACTAATAAATTCTGTCCTTTTAACTTCTGATTGCAATCTCTTTAGTCCTGCAAGAATTTTATTTCCCATGTTAATCCTTCCTAGAAACAGTAAAAATAATATGTCTGATTATCAGCATAACCAGACATATCGATATTATTCTTAATTTTTAATAGGGGCAAAGCCTAATTATTAGACGATTCCTTGCTGTAATATAATTCCTCAATTTCTGATGAGAGACGAGATAACAAATCAAGAATAGGTGCTTTTTGTCGGTCGGTTAGATTTTCATCTCTGACACATTCCAATAAGGTTCCAGTCACGAATCCTAATAACAAAGACATCTTTTCACAACGTATTATTAGTTGTGCTGTGGGCGTTAATGTTGCATCTATAATATCTAGCATTCAATCTCCTATTACAATCCACAGGCAGCGCATATAATTTCAAGAGCTATATCTTCGCTACAATGCCTGCAATGGTAAAAACTAATATCTTTATCATCATTATTTAAATGGGAAGATAAATCAAGCATGGCGTGCTTATATCCGATATTGAATCCACAATCGAAACTTTTAGGATTATCGAGAACCAGTAAAGGCAATTCTTTAGATATTTTAATTATTTTATTGTTAATCCAGCTTGTAAGTTTCATTAATTAAACGCATGCTCCTTCCAATGTAGGCTGGGGACCCCGTGAGGAACCCGAATACTGTTTCTACGCCATGGCAGATCAGCTATTTAACGTGCCAGTGCGATAAAGTACACCGTCCGGTGTCTATACCACTTCTGCTAGCGACATCGGAGCTGGCACACGCCGAAGGTATTAAGACGCGCCGAGGTGAGCTTGATTAGTCATATCACGTGGAACGTGGCAGCAGAGGCTTGGCGCGTTTATTTATTAAAAATCTTTCTTATTTAGCTCGTCAAGTTCAGCATACTGTTTTTGTTGCTTCTCAAGCATTGCATTTGTATTTGTATGCTCATGCTTAATATCAGCATACCACCTTGGTGCTAGTCGTGCCGCAGACCATTTGATTGCATCCATGTGTATTTTTGACCGACTTATCATGCCGTTGTCAATACGCTCAACACCATCACGGTCTTCATAAGTTGGAATATCATCAGCCAGTTCGAGCATGTCATCGGCCAAAATGTGTGCCTGTTGCTCTTTGGCTCGCATGTAATTGTCGAAGAAATTATCATATTTGTTAAGCCAATTATAAATTGTTTGTCTATCAGGTAAATTGTACATTTTTATTAATGTTGGCAAACCATTTGGATGAGTTGAAATCAATCGACAAATTTTATCTGCCAATTCCTCTGTGTATTTTGTTGGCTGGCCGCGCCCTCGTTCACTCATGATAATACGCCTTATTAAATAGTTCTTCCGCTTGTGTTTTGGTCATCTGCTTATTAACAGACCTTATCTCTTTAATTGCAGCACGATAACTCTCACAATGCTTATCAATCGGCGGGGTAGATTTATTAGGTTTTGTAATAACACCCTCGCCTCTGCAAATCTTACAATCAATTGAAACCATCCCAGTACCCAAAATAGTCCCTGAGCCTGAGCAATTAACACAATGCTGCATAGCCATACCCTCTTCGTAGTTCATCATAATAATATAATATTATCATCAATAAAATAATACAGAATAATATTTGACAATATGTCTTTATCCGTACATAATATCACTGTTACCTAAATGTCACAATAAATCACTGGAGTTTACTATGCTATTTACTGATTTAACGGATACAAAGTTTGATTTTCTTTGCGAATTAGCAGAAGAAGAATTCATAAATCACAATTATTATTTCAAAATAGTTTCACGTTCAGACAACTGCATTAGAGAATATGATTGCGAAGAATTACATCAATTAAGACAAAATTGTGAGAAGATTTTATCTGCAACAAAGTTTATAAAAAAAGGAGAATAATCATGATGGATAAATGGCATGGAGATGAAGATATCTGTAGCGAAGATTGTTACTGTCGTTGCACACATTGTGAAGACGAAATGTATCACATAAAACAAGACCTAGAGTATGAAGCCTGGGCTGATGAAATAGAGGCTGAAAATAGTTATGAATGATGATAATGATAAAATAAGATTTTTTTTGGGCCAAGTACAAATGTTTATAACATTACTTGTAAGAAATCATTCAGGATGTAATTCTCCCGCATTCAGAGGCCTTACAGAACTTGAATTATTTTACAATGAAGGCATAAAAAACATCTTCGAAAACGACAATTAGTTCAGTAAAACGGCTTTATCTTCTAGCGATGTTGCTAAAGCCGTTTATGTATTGCACCATAAAAGCCGCATATTTACTCACAGCTACACGATATCTACAAGCATATACATACCCTAGCCACCACAAGAGAACGGTGCCCTATAGGCTAATTTGGGCGTTTTTATCTGCAATTTGACATCATCCCGCCCTAACGCATGACAAGTAACATAATCCGGCTGTTTATTACTAACCCACACTCCAATATGCAGAGACAGGTGCTCGTATTGTAAAGATTCTGTAAGGAGCTCTGCCTTGTCATCATTATCAAGCAGCCTGGTGCTTATAAGCCCTGGCGCTACGCCATGCTTAAAGCCTAACTTAGAAAGCATGCGCTTGGCTTCTTGTTCTGTCATTTGGGATAAAACCCTCCGTGTTTAAGATATCTCTCAAGCGAGGTATTGGGTTTACAGCATTTTGTCCTTTAGGCTTAATGGCAATGTTTGGGTATGCGGTCGGTTGGTAATCATTTTCTCCCTGGCGACTTCTTTGGGCGAGTAAACTGCGCTCCATGCCAAAGGCTTCCTGGGCTTTCATACGAGTCGCAATATCTTCTTGGGTTATCTTTGGTCTTGCTGCCGGGCTAGTTTCTACAATAATTTCTGATTCCCAGTAATCTGAACGCAAGTAGCTTGCCGGGTGCGGTATGTATTTTTTAACTTGCCACTGTGCGTCCTCTTTGGCTCGCCTGGCAACATCACAAATAATTGTCTCTAACAATTCCAGATTCGTACCTACAACAGCCTTAAACGCTTTCTTGGCTTCTTTGGGTTTTACCTTACGCGGATAGTCAGTATAGAACCTGTAAAATAATTCATCATCCGAAAAACTTTTCTCTGTCGGCGTATTTGAAAAATCGCCAAGAGGTTTTTCTTTTATTTTTATCTTACTTTTATTATTAGATGCGGTTTCACCAGGATCTGGAAAACCCGTATTCTGGTTTTTCGACAAATACTCTGGGGGAACGCTTGCTGGTATTGGGTTTTCTCCACAATACGGGTTTTCCGTATTCTGGATAATACTGCTCTTTTCTTGGACATGATTGAGTAGTATGGTTTCCCAACGAACAATTTGTCCGCTGTCATTTTTAATACATCTTGTCTGTATTAAACCTATCTTTTTTAAGTCAGATAATCTAAATTGTATAAATTCTCGCCCTTTATCGAACCTATTTTGGAGCTCTTTTATGTTGATTTGCCAGTTGTCAGGTTTGGATGCCAGATAACAATAAACGCCTAGCGATGCCGGGTCACGTATGAGGCTCATTGTTTGATTTATTATTGTGGTGAAAGAAAAACCAGAATGACGTAGAAAATTTGGTGTGTTTTTTGAAATTGTCATGTTATAATTACCTCGTTGTTAACGATTGCCTCGTTGTCAATAAATGTTGTTAGTTACCATGTTGTAAGCTGTGACATGTTTTTTGAAATTGCCATGTCCAGGTGCTGTTAACGACTCCCTTGTTATGGAAATGGGTTGTTTGTTAATTAATCATGTTATAAGCCCTACTATTTCTATTTTATGTTGGGTGAGAATGAGTTTTAATCTTTGGTGGACAGATTCATTCGCTCGTTAAACTTGTAAGTTCCTGTGGTGGGAACAGTGACGTACCCACCTATTAATATATCAAATTATTATGCTCTTATCTAAATAATTTGTCTTCATAAAATTATCTTATTACTTTTTATCGTTCAAATACTTAACAATTGACTCGCAAGTAAAGTCAGATAACTGCGTAATTAAATCCCTATCAATGACTTGTCCATAATAATTACTCAAATGAGACCGTAACAATTTTTTAAAATCATCCTGATTAATACTAATATGTATTTCGTCCATTTATATTGGGTCCTTTTTAGTTTTTTTTATCATTAGTTGCCTTGCATAATTCATTTAATTGATAAAATCGAGCCACTGAACCCTTAAGTGATTCCATAAAATCCATAATCATATTTTCCCTATATTTATACAATAAACGCGGATTTACACCGGATTCAAATACATAATAAATCAACGTTGCAAACAACGTCTCAACGATTCTAATTTGTTCTTCAGACGATGAATCACTGACGCATTCTTTAAATAAATCATCTAACTTTTTTTGAAAATCGATAACAATTTTATAAAAATGGTGTTCTAATTTATCATTGTCAACGTCTTGAAAATCGCCTGCATCCTTGTCTATTAACATTCCTTATTCGCCTTTAATTCACCCTGTGTTAAAATCTCAAGCATACACTGCTTTTCGAAAGGGATCTCGTTATTTGCATGCCACTCATAAACCGCTTGTCGCCTAACATTTAAAAACCTCGCTACATTAGACATCTTATAATCAAAATAAATCATCACTTCAGAAAATGTCATATAAACCTCATTTATTAATTAAATAACTTGACATTGCGTCGCCTAAAGAACATAATGTATCAAGTATTAAGGATTAATACAAGGACAAATCATGATGACTGAAAAAAACTATAACCTAAATGTGAGAATAAATTATGATTACTGAAACACAGCGCAAAGCGCGCATGTTGGGTATTGGCGGTTCTGATATGCCTATAATCTTAGGCCTGTCATCCTACAAGACACCTTATCAATTATATCTTGAAAAGATAGGCGAGACTTTACCAGAAGAACGGGAAAGTGACTTACAGTATTGGGGTAATCAGTTAGAGGCTATCGTCCGACAAGAATTCATCAAGCGCCATGGCGTAGAAGTACAAACGCCTGATACTTTGCATCACCCTGATTATGATTTTATCCTGGGAAATCTTGATGGCTTTATTCCGCAATACAATGCAGTCCTTGAGATAAAAACCACCAACCAGTTCATGGCCAAAGAATGGGGTGAGTCAGGCAGCGACATTATACCCCTAAGTTATCTAGTGCAAGTTGCACATTATTGCACCGTTACAAACGCTGAAGGCGCCTATATTGCAGTACTTATCGGTGGCAATGATTACAGAGAGCTATGCTATACAAGAGACCTTGCGTTAGAAGCCAGACTAATTGAAGAGGCTTGCAAGTTTTGGTCTTGTGTACAAACACGCACCGAACCAACGCCAATTAATATCGATGACCTGCGATTAAAATACCCTTCACATACACCTGAAAAAACAAAAACAATCATACCTAATGTTGCCCAACAGATAAGCGCATTATCTGAAACACGCTTTAAAATAAAGGAGCTCAATGACGTGGAAGAGAAATATAAATTCAATGTGATGCAGTTTATGGAAGACGCAGAATGCCTCGTTGATGAATCCGGCAGGCCTATTGTTTCTTGGAAAGCCAATAAGCGCG